GTCTCCTTCACTCTGTTCCACAGAAGAGTCTCCGGTTTCTGCGCCATTTATCACCTTGTAATCTGCATCTATGAAAGCACCGGGATGAGACTTTCTGAGCGCCTCGAGGCGACCCTCAATCTCTTCACGGCTCATGTTTTCTATTGCATGAAAATGATTGGTTTCGCGTCTGTCAACTGTCAGACCTCCAAGAGCGGATCGTGTCTTCTCCGCGTTAATGGCAGCAGAGAAGTGACCGGCCTCCTCCGCACTAAAAGACAGATCACGCAACCGCTTCAACTGACCCATCAAGGTGACGCCGTACTTTCGCTCTCTGTCTTCTCTCAGTTCTTCTATGAATTCAGCTACGTGGGGAAACAACTGGGAGTCCAAAAGCTTGTACGCCTGGATTTTAGCGATACCATTAGTATCGGCATAGCCGGCTAACCTGGCACATTCCGCATTCGAGTGGGTCCCGTCCACATAATGACGGGCGAACTCTTTCTGTCGGTTAGTCAGTTTACGGCCATGAAATTCTTCAATCTCTTCGGCTCTCTTATCAATTCGTCTTTTCATTCCCAAACCTATATAGGGCCTTTTTCATAAACACAACTTGGTTTTTCAATATCAAAATGTCTCACGGTTAGAGAAAAAGTGGGACGAAACGTACCTTTTTGGGACGAGTGGGACGAGAACCATGAAAAGTGGGACGAGGATATTTGGCCGTGTTCCGGTGTTTTTGGTACGTTTTCCAGTGTTCGTCCCACTTGTCTCACTTTTTTTCCTCTATTTTTTTATTTTTCACTCTCTTTTTTAAATTTGCCCCTATATATGGAACGGAGGTTCACACTCTCGAATTTTCTTTTTTTGATTCTCCTGGCGAACTGGGCGTCCCATTGGGCGACTGCATTTTGCAGTTCGGCTTCACTATTGAAGATCCGGTTAGTGATATTTCGTTCTGGCTTCATGTCCCCCCCTCCCTTGGCATAATAAATGATGGTTTGACATCCTTTCAGGATTTGGTATTCTACCATCAGAGAGGAGAAAGTGGAATGACCAAGACAAAAATGGACACCAATGCCGCCTTTCAAATAGGGCGCGAGAATGCATTAGATGCCCTTGAGAAAATGGGGAAACACTTTGACGACAACGAACACGCTAAAGATGGCGTTGCTGGATTGTTGGTTACTGTGTTTTCGTGCATTTACGCATTGGCCCCCACCAAACAGGATGGGGACACTCTTATCGCACTAGCGAAACAGTTTGCGTTGAAGGAAATGGAATGACCAAGACCAACAACCAAGAGCCATTGTTATCGCTCCGTGTGTTCCACAACCTGTTGCGGTTGGTGAACAGCATTGACCGTCATGAAGTGAGGGAGGCTTTCGGGAGCGACGAAGAGTGGTTGAAGTTTCTTGATCATCCGTGGAAGTGGTTTATTCAGACGGATGACCGCAAGGCAGAGATATTCTGGCAAAGAATGATGGAGAGGAACAGTGTCCGATAACCAGGAGAAGCTTGTTCCATGTCCCGCGTGTAGTGGGAATGGATACGTTAGCGATCCAGAAGTAGAGTATGTGGATTGCAACTACTGCAGCAGTCAGGGCGAAGTTACTCAGGACTTGTCTGACGAATGGCCCTTAAGATGACCAATCATAAATTTGACCTTTTTGAGGGGGAACAAAAGAAGGCTGAAGGAATGTCCTTGGCGGCCTCTAACAGAAGTAATCTTCTGGGTCTTGCAAGAAAAGTTGCGAGAGATATCGCACTACTCAGACCAGATCGCACCGCCTCCGCTGACGATGTCGGCAGAGCTTTGCGGCGGCAAGGAATCACTCAATCTTTAGGTAATGCCGCTGGCTCCCTGTTTCGTGGTAGGGAATGGATTTTTACAGGAAAGCGCATTAAGTCTAAACGGGTGTCCAACCACGCAAGAGAAATTAAGGTTTGGCGGTTGAGAGAAGATCAGGAGAAATACCGTTATGATTAAGAAAATCTGGAAGGAAGTACGCAACCCCAAACACTGGGAGAGTAGAATGGGCTGGGAATATTTCGCATTGATTGCGTTGGGTAGTCTTCTTGTTGGCCTCTTTGCTGGCGGCGGATGATAACAACGCTCGATTTGTTTGCAGGAATCGGTGGCTTCTCGTTAGGACTTGAGGCCACCGGTTTTTTTCGTACTACTTGTTTCGTGGAGAATGAGCCATACTGCCAGGCAGTGCTGAAGCACCACTGGCCCGACGTACCCGTGCTAGGAGACATAAGAGATGTCCGACGAGAAGACCTTCCCGACCCGAACCCCGGACTTATTTGCGGAGGATTCCCCTGCCAGCCCTTCAGCCACGCAGGGAAGCAGCGAGCACAGGACGACCCCCGCCACCTCTGGCCGGAAATGTTTAGACTTATCAGGGAATGTAGGCCCACTTGGATTGTTGGAGAAAACGTTACTGGACTCATCAAACTGGGCCTGGACGAAGTACTCTCTGACCTGGAAGGCGAAGGCTACGCCACAAGGACGTTTAATATTCCAGCTTGCGCGGTTGGCGCCCCGCACCTCCGCCAAAGGCTCTGGATTGTTGCACACTCCGACAGCGAAAGCGAACCAGACAAGTCCCTCGATGGCCAAGAAGGGGAAAGGCAACTGGGTTTCGGGTTTATGGCAAACCCCGATGGCAGACGATGCACGGGGCGGCGGGAGCATGAAAAGCAACCATATCAAGCTTCATCAGCAAGTGAAGTTATGGCCGACCCCAAGAAAGTCCATGGCCAATGGTCCGACATCCAGGGAAGTCAACAGTGGCAAGACAAAGGGTCGCTTGGAGAACGCAGTTCAACTCTGGCCAACACCAAGAGCGGAAAAAGTGACAGACGAAAAAGAAGAAACTTGGCGAAAGCGGCAGCGAAAGGGCGATGTATCGACTCCTCCATTGAGCCTAGCAGTCAAGATGTGGCCGACACGGACACAACGCGACGGGAAGGGAGGATACCAAGGGGGGCGGATCCGAAACGGGAAGATCAGTCGGGACACCTTGGATGTGACGGTTCAGCACACGGACAATCAGGAGAAAACTGGTGGACAGTTGAACCCAACGTGGGTCGCGTGGCTCATGGGATACCCAACAGAGTATCTCAGTTGCGTTCCCTGGGAAACTCGATCGTCCCGCAGATCGCAAAGGAAATAGGAAATGCAATCAAAGGAACATATTAGGGGTTTGTGCGTCGATTGTGGCGAAAAGACCTTACTAGAAGTTCACTACTGCGAACCAAATCGCGGCAAGTATAGCGAAAACGAGGGAGCAATAAGACTCTGCTCAAATTGCCATCGGGCGAGACACATAGATCATAATGGGGAGTATTGGAAGGACCCTGTGGAAATGGCCACGCACTGGTACACGTGGGATTACGAAACAGGCGATCTTGGCGATGGCGGACGTTTAGAAAACAGGGGACCGTTATGAGACACGAATCTATGATGCAAGCGTATCGACTATTAGTTCCATACGTCTTTATGGCAGATGAAGACGACCCACATGTACTTATTGCACAGGATCGTAATTATGAGGAAATACCCAAAGCGAGGATTCGTTTCAAACGTAATCCTGGGACCTTTCTGGGCGTGTGGCATAGTGTCCAGCGTCATCCTGCGTGGCCCCCATCCTTCTATATGTACGACGACAACCCCGAGTCGAGGAAGGATTATTGGGAAAGGCTAGGAAAGCTTTATGCACACAAGCACGTTATCGTGGAATGGAGAGTCGCACATGCGGCAGAAACTTAATAACCGAAGACCAACCATCACCAGGGTTCTCGAGACAGAAACCGCCAAATACTATGTCTCCTTCGGATTGGACCTTGGTGATTACAACATCCGTGAGGTATTTATAAGGGGGTCCAAGAGCGGTAGCGACATGGATATACTTCTGGACGATGCGTCCGTGGTCCTCTCGTTAGCGTTACAGTACGGGTTGCCTCTGGAACAATTATTACATAGTTTGCACACAGGACGAGAAGAGGGTGGCACTTCCATCATAGCGAAGGTCATTGCGGTAATGAATGAAGAAATCGACAAGATTAAAGCGGAGGTCCCCAACCGCAGCCCTCCTCCATCACAAGATGTACCAGAACAGGATCGTCCCCCAGAAGAAGGGGAAGGGCGCCTACGACCGGGCGAAGTTGGGGATTAAGCCATGGCATTTGTAGAGATAGGCGGGGTTCGTTACCCACGGGTTACCCTCAAGTGGCGAGATATCATCGGGGCTGGCAGCTTTAGTGATATTCAAGAGTCCCGCGAACTGGTATGCCCTTCGATGGTAACGGAGGGTTACTTGTTTGACACCTTCGAGGAGGATGGCGAGAGATATGTACGCACGTTTGCCTCTTACCAGACCAGTGACGAGCCCTCCTTTGCGGACAGGAACTGCATCCCGTTCAGTGTTCTGGATCCGCAAAGCAAACGGGACGTGGAACTTGCATTAATGTTCATGAATCATGAAGACAGGTAGAACTCGTCGGCGCAGCAGGGCACGACCCCTTAATCACCGTAAGAAACTTGGACCAAGGTCCGCGTGGCGTGGATTGCACAAGAAGAGGAGAGGACAGGGTTAACGCTTGATAGCGTCCAGGTCGTAATCCATAGCCTTCAGAAGAATTTCCATGCGGTAGATGGACGGATGGATAATCTTTTTATGTTCGTAGTTCTCGATGGTACTGGCTTTGATGCCAGACAACC